CGCGGTCTTGGGGAAGATGACCCGACAACTTCAAGCCATGTCTGCGGATTCCCTAGCACCCGCCGCAGATATTTACAAACTCGCCACCGACATCATTCTCGAGGCGAACAAAGTCAGGGAGATACTAAATGAACGCACCGGGATGGTTCCTAATCTCAATAATATTGTGGATGATGCTATGCGTATATTGGGCGGCGAGAAATGATTGAACTACCACTCACCATTCTGCTTTGGTGCTTAGTCCTGATTCTGTTTCCAACTGCGCTTGGGATTTTTGTCGGACTAATCATCTTTCTCTTGAGGGGGAAACGATGAGGTCAATTTTCCTTGTCGCATTCGGTGCGGTAATGATGTATGCCTTTATGCCGCCCGAACCAAACTCATACAAACAGGGTTATAAGGCCGCACTCAAAACAAACCCACCTAGCGAACATTTGGAAGCAGTCTGCGCGGGGTTGTGGGTCGGAGAGCAAAACAAAAAATGGTATGAGAGGAATAAATGAAAAAAGTGTGTTGGGCATTGATTGATAAGCAATCGCGGTATCACCGGGACTTAGATTTTGAACACTATGAGCCTATCTTGCCGCAACTGTTTCGCACCAAAAAACAGGCCGAGGCGTTGATTGTTACTAATAAGTATTACCGCAGATATGTCCCTGCGAAAGTTTTAGTAAAAATTGCGCCTTACTTTTGCTAAAAAAAACCCCTCGCAAGAGGGGCGAAAGACTCCGAGAGGAGCCGCTTGAGGAGAGTAAAATATAACACGGGGGAAGGAATAACAGAATCCCGCAACGATGAGATTCGGTTGTTGACACACCCTTCCCCCACCCACTTGAGGAACTAAAAATGACCGAAAAAGAATTGAAATTTCATGCAGATTTGTCCACCCTTGTTCAACGGGCATTTAGGGCTGGAGCAACCATCGAGTCGGTGCGGATGGTGCTTAAAACCATAGAAACCGAACTGGGAGCCGTTCAGCCCTATCTCAAGGCGATTCTTGAGAAAGACCTAGCCCCCTGAGATACAGTTCGGCCTCATCCTTGCGGCGTTTTATAAGACCCGCAAGAGGTTTCCCACCGCCCGTTACCCGAGAGGTGAGCCAATCCCCTGCCGCACCCTCATAATCTTCCCTGAGGTGCTTTTGGCGCATCGTAGACCGTTGGAAAGCCCCCAGACCTGCGTTGAAAGAATAAGAAACGCAAGCCCACAACTGATTATCAGAATGTTTCCCGTTTAGGAGCCGAGTCACGCCTTTGGCGAAATACTGAAGGTCTTGGGCGAGAAGCCTATCTACCTCCTCCAAAGACCAAGTTCGGTTGTCCTCGGGTTTTAGTGGGAAATCCTTGCGGATAAGCCCCCCGTAGCCCTCTTTCCTGACCATAGGAAGGGCGATTTGCTCTTGGTATAGCACTCTGCCTATCCCAACACTCCAAATCGCCGCAGGGCATAAATACGGCCTTTGGCGAACCCCTTCGTGATGACGGAGCATTTTCAAAAAGTCTTGCGGAGGGGTCATTTTTTACCCTTGCAATTGTCAAAATGATATCGATGCATATTGCCACCACCGCCAGATAAACCACAGTTTGGGCAAGTTATTAAATCTCTTTTGCCCTTACAGGATTCACTAAGTTTTTTAACATAATCGGGGTTTGCAAGTCGTTTTTTTGCGCCCTCAATGTATGCTTTTGAATTTCTTTTAACCCCCCTAGACCCGCCATATTTTTGCTTTCTTTCATCATCTGTTAGGCGTTGACAAACAGTTTTCATGTGCCAATTAGGTTTTTTAGAAGGATGTTCTTCTGGCTTGAATCCTATTGCTTTTGTTTTCGAGTTATAAAGTTCTTGAATAAAACACTCCAAAAACGCCTCTTCTAGTTCACGCGCATTTTCTAAAGTTTCACAGATGCTTATTGTTTTGAATTGAAACAATGATTCGCCATGTTTGTTCCACGAATTTTGAAGATGTTTACAAAAGTGTTTATTTCTACTTAGTTCGTTTTTGTGTTCTTTGGTTCTTCTTTCTATGTTATTAGAACTTCCAACATAAGATTTGTTATTAACGGTATTAACAATGGCATACAAACCAATCATTTTTTACCCCATTGCCGACTTCCGAACCAAAACGCACAAATCCCAGAAAGCAGAGCCATCTCATCATCGCTAAAAATAACGCTAGATGCCTTAACCATATCGTCAACCGACTGAACCTCTCCAGCAAAAACAAACCATGTGGTTAAAGCAATGTTAATAAGAACTAACTCGAGAATAAAGATGAATGTAACAAGTGGGCGAACTATACCGTTCAGATTCACTACCCAATTAGACGCTCTCGCCATGATTGCCTTGTCATGCTCCAAAGCCGCACCCTGACGCTCCGCATCGGTTTGCATGGCAATCTGGTCAGTCCTGATTTCCTCAATCTTTTGTTGAGCAACAAACCCCTCTTTCGCAAGAGCCAGTTCGCGCTCGGTCTGCATCGAGGCAAGTTTAATTTCGTGTGCCTTATCTGCGCGGTCTTGGAAAAAGTTCAAGACCTGAGGAAGTCCTGAGGCAAAAAATCCTATTGCGGAAGAAATGAGTGAAAGCATTACAGGTGTCCTTTAAAGATGTAATAACAGGAAACAATAAGCAGGGAAAGCAAAAAGCAAACAATCTTGAGTTCGCGGAGTTTTTTAAGGTCGCGGCCTAACTCATCACGGCCTTCTTTAACCTCTTTCATTTGACGCTCTTTTATAGCCTGAATGTCTCTCCATTCGTGTTCGGCCTTGTCCTTGCCGTAACGCTCGATGAGTTGATTTAACAGGTCTTGTTCGGCCTCTTTGATTTCTTTCAATCTGCGCCATTCCGCAAAAGCAGTCAGAATTGTGGTGTCACCCTTGACGACCTTTTGTTTCTTTTGAAACTCTTGTTTTGCCTTTAACTCCGCGACACCAAGTTTTTGAATATCGTTAACAACCGATTCAATCTCTTTGCCAGCCGCAAGAGCATTCTTTATGCTTTGCGTTGCACCTTTCGCAGAATTTACTAAATCATCCATTTTGTTTCTATGTCTTCATTTCGTAGAAATCGATAATCAGTCCTATATTTGCAATTGCATAACCGATAAAAGTTATCATCATACCGATGCGTTTCTCTCCTGTGTAGTTGATAGACTGCCATGCATACAAAAGAGTCGCGACCGCAAGAGGAAACATTGGGTTCATACTTCTTTGCCTCGGAAGTAAGCAACACCTTGCGAAACCTCGCAAAGTTCAGGCGGCAATAATTTTCCATCCTTAAAGGTGAGAACCGCGAATCCGCTTGCCCACGGCGTAGGATTTCCCTCGCAGTATGCAAACTGTTCTCCTCCGGGTTCAGCAAGAGTGCCTGAATCGACCCCGTAGGCCGCGCCACCATAACCGCGCCAAACATTTATCATCAACCGATGCAAATGTCCTGTGACAATTGCCGCAGAGCCTTGATTAAGATTAAGCATAGACTTCAAGGCGTTGTTGTAGGTTGCGTGAACCCCGTTGTGCCACCGATGTTTGATAACAGTTGAATTATTTATATCCAAACGCCAAGTCGTATTCCAACCGGGGAAAAAATCAAACAAATCGTTCATCGTTTCAACTTCAATCGCATTAACAGTCAGATACCGATGGAGCCGAATATCGTGATTACCGAATGTCCAATATTTTTTTGCGTTTTTGTTCGCATTTGCAATCTCAGAAAGACGGTCTTGGCAAGCCTCAATCTCTCGCTTAACAGTCGGAGGGTTTTCACCATAAAGAGGTTCATGCCTTGAGATTCGCGCCCCATCGAAGACATCACCATTGAGGCAGATAACAGACGGTTTCATCTCTCCTATCAACTTTACAAAAGCCTTATGCGCGACTGTTTCTATATCAGGCCAATAGTGACAATCCGAGGCAACAAAGATTTGCCCGTTCTTGATTTCGTGGTGCATAACGCCACGCGACTCAGGGATAACCGGGCCACCATTAACGCTTTTCTGACTTGCGGCGAAAGATGGTAAGTAATGTCCTAAAGACTCTAATCGTCTGCGGCGAATGTAAATCTGACGCGCATCCTTTAGACCTAAGGCATTCATTACTTTTAACGGACTTCCCAACCTTTTCCAAAGTTCTATAAATTCTTCATCTGTTACTTTTCCGGGCATTACGCTTCTCCAGTTTCCATGCATCTATTGGGGGATTGGTTGCGGTATCGAATTCGCAAGAAATTGCAATCGCCTCCGCAGGTGATTTTCCAAGTCTCATCGCGGCAATGGCATAGTTCGCACCAGTTCCAATTGCCCAAAAGTCATTTTTGATTTTTGCTGGGATAATGCACGACTCATAAACCCACAATCCGTCATGCCTTAACTCAAGGATGGTTACATCTATATCTGAATCTATCTCGGAACCTGCCTCAATCGCTTGATAAAACTTCAGCAGTTTGTCCCAATCTCCGCAACCGCCATATATGGATTCTTTGCCTCTGCGGAGTTTTTCGACTAGATAGAACGAATCCTCACCACTCACCATCGAGTCGGCGGCAATTTCTAATGTAGAGAATCGCGCCGCAATGGTCGTCATTTCTTCTTAAACCAACCTTGCACCGTCTTGGTTTCGTATATGCGAAAACCTGTCCAAATAATAGTGAACAATGCGGCGACTGCGGGAAGAATGTCGGCAAGAGTACCGATAACAGTCATTATGGATAAACCATCAGCAATATTTTTAACTTCTTCGTGATTTGCCATTATTCACCCCAATTTTGTGTGCTAAGTACCGCAATCAGAGCCTCAACAGTCGTGCAAGCCGCAATCGCAGTCTCTAGCCTGTCGCACTCAGCCACAATCGCCGCACGCTTTGCGACCACCGTTGCGGGTATGTCTACATTGCGCTCAGCCTTGCGGACTACCATCCAATCGGTTTGAGCAAGCATAGAACCAGCGGTCTGCTTAACCTGTGCAGTCCATTGGCTCTTAAGACCTTTAGTAACAAGACGGTCTGTGGAGTCAACCATTGCGGGTTCGCCGTTGACCACACCCAAGACTTTGACGTACATGGGGTTGCCGTCTTGGTCTACTTCTTCACGGTCATTTAGAAGTTTGGGATTGCCTACGCCCCAGTAAAACCGCTGGTCATACTGCTCATGGTCTGCTACCTCTACGATACCTAGTTGCTCACGCAGGGCAGGGTCACGCAGGTGTGGGTAGCGAATACCGTTAACGATTTGTTCAGAATCTATTGAGATTGGGTTGCCATTGAGTTGAAACATTTGTTACTCCTATCGAGCTAAAGCGTACTTAAAAGGTGATTCGGCAAAGGCTGCGTAGATTATGGTGTTGGTTGAACCATTCCACGCAACAAAAGAATCTCTCAACTTAAAACCATTAGAAGTCATATCAAGTATTGACGATGCTGTATTTTCTGCGTTGCTGTTATTGGGAGCCAGATAGCCCTTGGTTACGTTATAT